TGAATTGTAGTTATGAACTTTCCTTCTTCATTCATACGACGAATAAGCTCTCTTGCTACATAACCATCAACACTGTGAATGACGTTTGGTGCCATTCCTGCATTAAATTCACTTGGCTCATACACTTCACGAACACCATTAACTTCTATCTTCACACCATTCTTTGAGTAATCCATATACTCAAATTCCACTTCCGTTTTCACATCATAGCGAATTTTCATTCCGTCAGGCATAGTCCAATAGTACGTACCTACTTTAGCATTATTGAGTGCCTGAATTGCATCCATCGCAATTATTGCCTTAGGTGCAATATCAATCATTGCTTCACGAAATGCATCTTCCATTGATGAATACTCTGGATAGATCGGAGTATCTTCTTTGTCAACTGCTACGTCACGCTTGTATGCTTCTTCAAAGTTAATTTCTGGTTGCTTTGATTTCGGGAACATATGTGATAACATTTCTGTATATCCATTACGTTTTCCGTACATAGTAGTCATAAGAGCTTTCTTGCAATTATCCCTTGTGAAGCAGTCAAGCTTCATATACTTATTCATAGCGGCAGCGAGTAACTTGTAAGCATCTGCCATTTGGTTACCGTTAGCTAAATTACAAGTAGCAGCAGTTTTCTTATCTGCAGTTAGAATTGCATAAAGTTGTAATGCTTGGTTGCTTGCATCTAGATATATCATATGAGCTGGCAACTTTCCTTGCTCATAAATCCTTAATGCTTTCACTGCAGTATTGTATTCAGTTTCCGAATCTGCAAATTGCGCTTCCTGCTCCAGTCTATCCAACTTTCCCTTAACCCATTTAACTCTATCTTCAAACGATTGCTTATCTAACCCGTAATGATTAGCAATGTCCACCGCAGTCCAGAATATTCCTCTATCGTTAAAATCCAGCATACTATATTCTTTTATTCGATACTTGATATTCATACCAAGTTTTCAATCCACTGAATATTCCATAGTGATGTATTCTTCTATTTATCACTAGATAATCTTTGTATTGCTCCTTGTCCGAAACTTTATACTTTGTATTGAATTCCTCGTATGTTAACGGTAATATCTTAAGTTTTCCAACTTTCATTTGTAACTCCTTTATTTAATTGTTACTCTTCCTGGAATCACTGGTGTAATGATTCCTTTCCTGAACTTATCCCCCTGCAAGTTAACATCGTAACCTGTGGAATAAAGTCTGCCTCTGAAATCCAACTTCCACTCAAAGTAGAATTCTCTATTCTTGAGCGTGTTAAATACAATGTCTGCACTTTTAGTTACGTTTCTCTCTATTGCTTCTGCAAAGTGAAAATCATACTTTTTCATAAGTTTATCAACAATGTAATCTTGCAAAGGTTCAAACTCTGCATCATTTGTTAATTTATACTTATTGTGCTGCAATATGTTAAGTGTATCTAACACATTCTGCGGCTGTGAAGCTTCTCCCCGATTTAACGTAGGTTTAGATTGACTCAAATGATATCCTCCCGAAGCATTTTCCTTCCAATCCTTAGGGAGTTCAATTAATGGAATCTTGAAGAACTCTAATTCTGGAGCTACCGCCAAAGAAGAATCTAACTCGAATCCTATCTTACAGTGTGCTATCTTTCGGTATTCACCATCATCAAGCTTAACGTTCAAGTATTCAATGTCATACAAAATGTCATCCATTGCCAATACAATATCAAACGATAATCTAAACGCTTCATCTTGATCGGGATAATTACTTTTCATAAACCTAGAGAATGCCAATGACTTTATAACTGCATTTGTTTGCAGCCATCTAAAGCCTTCGTCCATCCGTGTATATACAAGTGGATTCGCTATGATTCCAATCAAATACAACATAAGCTCTTCTGTGTCATTGTCTCCAATGATCTTCTGCAGTATTTCAAAGTGACCTTCGTTCATTTCATTTATGAACAAATCAGCTTCTACTGCAATGGTTTCCAACAATGATTCTTTCGAGAACATCATCTCAACTTCCTCTTGCGACTTACCTTCCAACAATATCTTCATCTAAAACTCCTCAGCTAACATTGTATCTAAAATCTTGAGACGTATCAGTTCCGCCAACTCTTTATCTTTCCGTGTCATTGGACAACCCACATCGTAAAATGATTTACGAATATTGAAGAACATTTGTTGTGCCTTCTTTAGTTGGTTTTCCGTCAACACTTTCTTCAGTTCATCCGAGGTAGTCTCTTCGACTTTACCTGAAATCAACTTCTTCTTAGCGTTAGACATTTCCAGCATAATTATGCTTTGTTACTTAGAATTGCCTCTTTGGCTTGCTCCGGTGTTGTGAACCAGATTCCGTACTTGGAATCCATCTTTTGACAACTTGCTACCCAATCATCGCCAATAATCATTTGACGCATCTTGATTTTATCTGTATAGAAATTGGGAACAAAAATTGTAATAACTTGTGGTCCAAGCTGTGCAATGGTAAAGTCGTCTTTAGTCTGTGTAATTGTAGTCATTTGTGTATCCTTTCATAAATACTTTGGTTGGCCTATTGGCATCTTGTTTTATATAAACGAAAACCTAAACGTTTCATCAGGAAAAACTATTTCGAATTCGTCCTGAATGTTCTTAGCTCTATTGTAAGAATAACATTTAAATACCGTTTCCCATCTTTCAAATCTATCATCTGGTCCATACGTGAATTTCACTTGTACCATATAAACTCTATCCGTAAAGTCATCGCTGATTGTATTGTTGATTTCTTCTAGTCTTTCTAATGTCATTGTAAATCCTTTCAAAGATTAGTTCAATTGACTCTTGTGATAAGAGCACTTCCGTTCCGGCTAGTCGACCAAGAAGGTCGATTGGTATTATTTAATATCTAACGATGCAACTATTCGATTGAGATCATCGAGATTTGCAAGGTTCAATACTTTAATACCAACGTGACGTGCAAGTTTAATTGCCGTAGCAGTTCCTCCCACATCCTCACCTCTTGGCGTCCAGCATATCACGAACTGTGAATATGTCTTTGGGTCAATATCCCAGCCATATACTTGGTGAACATTTCTTGCGTGCAATTTACGTGCACCCTGAGAACATCTATTCCAAGCTGGATGAATCCACTCTGCAATTTCATATGCACGTTGAGTTGCACCCACGAAATTACTTTGATGACCGTTGAATCCATTCCAAGGTAAGAATATTTGCATATCCTCATTCTCCAAGTTCTTCGTGAATGCAGTATCTGCACCATCAGCTCCACCTGATCTTAGAATGTATCCTTTCTCTTTAAGTTTCAGTCCGATGATAGCCATCAACTCGAGTATTTCCGTTGGAGTTTGTCTGCTCCCTATTCCTGCATAATATTTCATAATTATACCTTTCGCCAGTTTAACGTGTTAGTCGCACGTTTTCATTAAGTTAGAGGACATAGTCCTCGTTAAGATCAATATCATTGTCCAGGTATGATACATATTTGAATGCATCTGCTTGAATGTTATTATACCCTACTTTGTTTAGATACAATATGATTTTATCAATCAACTCAGGGCTATCAACCCAACCATTAGCGTGTAACACTGCACCTATGAGTGCACGTACTCTTTTCGATTTCATTTTTGCGTTCCTTTCGCTGCGTTATAGAATCTTACAATAAGTTTCCATATAATTGGAGATTTTGATTGTAACTTTGCCAAACCTGAACCTGGAGGATTCACTGGTAGCACAATCGTCTTCCCATCTTTATGCATCTGCCACAATGATGTTAGCTCTTCAAGCACTGTATCGTACTCGTCTTGTTTATCACTGAAAAATGATTGATTCGTCATTGCTGGCAATCTCTTTGTTGCTACACCGTAAGCTCCAAATATTCCACGAATCTGAGCTTGTCCTGCTTTACCACGACGTAATAGATTATCTCCAAACACAAAGATATAATCTGGTCGTTCACACGCATCATCACGTGTTATATGTTGTTGAAATATAAACATTAGAACGGTTCCTCCATAAGAACTTCCGGCTCCCCGGCATATTGCTCATACTCGTTAAAATATGCATTGAACAAATCCTGCCACATTAATGTAATGTCGTAATCACTGTAATCGCGGTCTGGATCTTTGCGTGCATTACGCACCGCTTCGTTAGCACTATTGTTAGCATACTTCGTTGCCAGGTATTCTTGCGATAAAACGTCCATTGTTAACTCCTTACTTCAATTATTGTTAACACTATTCCGGTCACTATTGCGACAACAAACAAACCTAAGATCACTACAGCCATTTCAATTGGCATTCCACTTTGCATCGTATTCTCCTTAACTGAAATACATATCATCAAAGATCTTACGACCAAACCAATTGTACTTGCGTTCATTCACAAGTCCATAACCATAATCCAACTCTACTGCAATACATTCTGCAGTAAGTCTATATTCCAACACGTATGCTCCGAAAAGCTTTGTAAGTAATTTTTGCATTTTAAATCCTTTTATAATGCGTATTTTCCTGCCACTATGGCACTCTTGGTTAACTCCATAGGATACACTGTAATGTATCCTAGCAATTAATCTATTAATCCAGCGTCCTTAAGAAAACCGTTCAATGTTCCCTTAAGTACTCTCACGTTTCCATTATAATCTGGATGCGATAGAGTATCAAGCGTGAATGTATGTGCCATATAAATCTTGGCAATGCGTCCTTGATCTTGAGGAACCTCAAATATAATCTTGCATACTTCCATTGGTTCTGGCATAAGACTATCTGGTTCTTCCCACGTTACTGATAAGACAAAGTAAACTTTACCGTCTAGTACTACTGCATTGTTTGCATCTGGATACACTTTACGTGCATACTGCTTTGAAATTGTAGTATTAGAACCTGACTTGAGATCTAAGAACGAACCTAACTTTTTATAATTATACATAACTTGCTCCTTTCATAGAGTTAAATGTTATGTGGCCTTTCGGCTGCCCTTAAGCGATTCGTGAATTATGAAGACATAGTCTTCACACTGTAGCTGGACATTGTCCAAGTACGGCACACGGCCAGCTGCCAATCACATACTGCTTATGATTACGGTACTGTACACATATGCACCACTCTGATGAACGGTGTAAAATGTGCTGTACGTATTTTCGGTAAGCTTGGTCAGTGATGGTGCTACGTTGTACTGGTGCAATGACAGGCTGTGCTTGCACAGTCCCGCCGCCACATACACCGCAGCATCCAACGGCATATCCACAGCATACAACATAATCGCAGCATAATATCACGGTGATTTAACACGGTGTGTATACGTGTGATGTGTACGTGGTACTACCAACGCGACATCACCGTAGTGTGCACACGTCACTCACTGTGTCAACATCGTTGGCTGTGCATCGCACAATAAAGGAAGCTTCAGCTGCCTTGCACCGTTGCATACCGGGGGGGGGTGTTTCTGTGGAAAACATTGGACTGCTGAGGTGCGGTGAGGGTCATTCACGTATAAATCTCAGAATATTTCAAAATATCTCAAAAACTCACACGTCCATACCTGTTGCTTATCTCTCAATCATATCTCCCACGTTATTGCACCATATCAATTTCGGTGTTTCTTCTACACTGACAAAAACAAATTTTCAATCAAGGAGTCAATCAAAACGTATTGTATTTGGACATACATATTGTCAGTGCAAAACTTGGTCTTACGTAGAAAAAATCTACTGCCAAGAATCGTTCAACTCAGTGTAAAACGGGGGACTAGCGCCCCCCTTTCTTTGGAAGATTTCTCTGCCTAGTCACGCCTTGGGGCGTGGGGCTTGGAAATTGGAGCCGTTTTATTGAAAATCTTCAAAATATTTGAGTATTACCGTTTTGTCTCCATTCTTTACTCCCATTATCATTGTGCTCTCTCCTTCTTCTAAATCTGCAATTGCTCTCATTTCATTGTTGAGCATTATGTGTTCAGTGTTATCTATTTCGATTTTCACCAATCCATTTCCTCTTCTCAGCAACGTTACTTTCTTTGGTTTTTTCAATGGTAACAATTCGGGCATTGTTGTTTTGATTTTTTTTGCCTCCAATTTCGTATATTTTTTTTCTTTCCCGTATTTTTCTTTCCATACTTTGTAAACTTCTCCTTCAAAGCAATCGCTTAGACTCTTTGGTTTATTTATCACATAGATTTTATTCTTTGCGAAAATTTGTATATATTTTTTATATACAATTCCTACTCTTATTATCGAGTGTTTAAATGGTAGCTCCGTTATTCTCGTTGACATTCTTATTCTCCTCTCGTGTTAAAATTACACCAATTCGGTGCACGGTGCGAAACGTTAAATATCGGGGAAATAAATATTAATGCACCCCCTCTGATCAGAGATCAAGGTTAGGTTGATGTTTTACTTTCCTCATATTTTAGCGTACACTACTCGTGATTCTGTGTTCCGTTCATTCCAGTGTCCAGCTTCCGTTATCCTTAGTTGTAATTTATTGCTTCTTGACGTTACGTCCGCGGACTGACAACCGTTCGGTTCTTTATTACATTGTTTCATTTAAAGATTTCATGAAATGTTTACCGTTAATCTCAACGTAATCATTGTTTTACTTATTGGTGTATGGTGTGCTAAGCTCACAAGTTGGCACTAACACAGTTATTTTCTCGGTGTCATTTCAGTGTTATCATTGTTTCAATACTCGTGCAGGGTGTACAAAGTCCACAAGTCGGCAATAGCACAGCTACTGCCTCCCTGTCCAACGGAGACACTCTAGTTTGTTCTAGCTTGAGTTTGTCTTTAAATCATAATACAGTTTAAGTTCCTGACTGATTGATACTAATGTATCCGACATCGCAAATTATATTATCTCCCATGGGTTTGATGTTTTGCAATCACCTCACTCTCGACTCTCTCCGTACAATACATTAGTGGCTACTAACCACCCGTAGACGTCTTAAAACATCGAATAAGCAAAATGATAGAGGAGTATTCCCGCTCTCCTACTAAGACTTATATAACTTTTTTATACTGGTAGTTTAACCCTCATTGTTGCAGTCGTGTTTGTATCTACTACTTCACATGCTGGTTGAATGAACGCAAAACTTTGTGTTTGATTTACGCTCGCACTGATGAATTGAACTTCAATTTGATGTGCGAGTTGATTGTCGGTTGTATTTTCTGCAATATAGACTTGTTCTTCCATCTTGCTTACTGAACCGTTTGAGTAAACTGATCCTCCAATGATATCCTGACGTTGTCCATCTACTGTGTGCAGTATAATGAAACTGTTAGTGTCAATCGAGCTATCAGTCCTGAAAATATATGTTACATTCGCAAATCCACTTTTACATGATGGCGAATAGTTTACTGAACCTGTGCCAACATCAGGAACTCCTGGTTCTTCTGGTGTTGGTTGCACTGGCTGTACTGGTTGTACTGGCTGTACTGGCTGAGTTGTTGTTGTTGTTGTCGTTTCGTTGCATGCTGAAAACATTACTACTGTAAACAACATCAACATTACTGCGATAAGTTTCTTCATTTTTTTCTCCTTAGAAATTATAATTGAATCCCAGTGATACTACATCACTGTCAATTGTATCTACTCCTACTTCCCAATCAGCCAAGACTACATAATCCAATGTAATCTCAAACTTTGTATCGAAATAGTACTTTACTCCTGCTCCCCAAGTGAAGTCACTCGTGTCTGCACTTACGTCATAGTATGATCGTGTCAGTGTTACATTCGTGTTTCCATATCCGAGCAATCCATATGCACCTATTTGATCAAGTGTATATTCAACTTTTCCGTATCCATTCAAGTATGATACTGCAACGAAGTTATCAACTTCTAGATATCCATACCGTCCTTCAACTCCGAATGTCCATCCGTTATATCCAAAGATATTGTATCCTACTTGAACTTGTGCACCGATATTGTCATCAGTTACTCCATCGTTATAATCCGTATCAAGATATGAGAATTCGCCCCATACTCCTGACAATCCAACATATGCATTCGGTGTGAATTCCTCATAAATTGGATAGTCTGGCTTCTCGTGAATAGTTGCGATTTCTCCTCCAGCCACAAGTTGTGCTTGCACCATTGTTACTGCCATCAGCAACATTACGATAATTTTCTTCATTTTCTTTTCCTTTCGTTTTAAACTACGAGTGCAATTGCACCACAAATTTCCCAGATCTTATCTTTTGCGTTTTCAAATGCAACTCGATTTCCGATCTCCTCTATATCATTTGCAGGGTCAAGTACCCGTGCATATCCTACCAGTTCGTGTCCACTATAAAGTGTCAAGACACAGATTCTCGTACGTTTTGTTGGATGCAGATATACTACATCTGAATGCTCCGCCAAATTGTTTACGAAATCTTGTGATATTTTTCCGTTGTTTTCTTTCAGTTCAGCCTTAACTGAATCTCCTAGTATTTTCATTTTGTTCCTTCTTATTTGTTTACACTCAAACTTCTACTACTTACATCTGAATCAGATTCTGTATCGCTTTGATGCGATGATGCCTTAACGTGTACTACCATAGTATTGTTGAATTTGTATTTTTCATACTTCGATTTAGAAACTTGTCCTAGCAAATTGTATGCTACTTCAGGTTTCATGTAATTTTGTTTTCCAATGTAAATAATTCTCAATGGCGGTTTCTCTACCATCAAATATCCCATTCTTGCCGGGTCTTTATCTGCACATCCAATTATCAGTGATGCTAGAAGAAACGATAGTATCAAAATCGATATTCTTCTTGTTAATCTTTTTGACACTATGTATCCCTTTATGCTATTTTCTGTATAAATGCCATTATAGCATACAGAGGTCTATTCAGTCCAGTTCCCGTTTCACCATCAGTTGATGTTCCCGGAGTTGCACCACCTGATGTTCCCGCCCAAGCTTCACTTGTATTGCTACTTGGTCCGCCTGTGGTAAGTGAATGTGTATGATCTCCGACATCAGCTACGCCTACGTATGTTCCGTCATCAATAATTAACCATCCTGATCCTGGTCCTGTATTACTTTGAAACCAGAATGTTCCACCATCATATTTTAGAGTATTTCCATGGTTGTGTCCACCATCTCCACCCGTTGATCCACTGTGTGTATGCGATGACATTCCGTGTGTATGACTAGGAACTGAATGTGTGTGATCAGTTACCGTGTGTGCATGTGAAATGTTTACTGCATCGTTACTTCCTCCTGTGTTTAAGATGTCTTCTTCTGTGGTTGTCCCCATAATGAATCTATCGGACATATCAACGGTCCCATTTGTTCCATCACATAGTGCCCAATCTTCAGGAATATCTGCAATTAATCCTACATACATTCCTACAAATCCAATTGGAAGTGTTCCTCCTCCTGCTGATTGTGCAATCCACGATCTTGCTCCGGTTACAGTTGATGACAATACCATTCCATCTTCTGTAGGATTTCCTAGCAATGCCTCTTTTGTATCAAGTGCAGTTTGTGTTGCCGTTGAAATTGGTTTTGCTAAGTCAGATGTATTGTCAACACTTCCGAGTCCTACCTGAGATTTTGTTACTTCGTGAGGATTCAATAAGCTTGTCGCGTGAGCATCAAATTCAATCTTGGTTGCTTTCTTTCCGAGTTCCGTCGTCAAGTCTGCTTGATTGTCAATATCTCCCGTGATTCCACCCCACACTGAACCATCCGGTAGTGCAATCCAGGATCTTTCCCCCGTTTCGGTTGATGAAAGTATTTTTCCTGGTACGTCTGGATTTCCCAACTCAGGTTCAGCGGCTATTTGTGCCGGTGTAATGCTGTGTGGATTTGTTGATGTATCTGTGTGGCTTGTCAGTCGTGTATCGATATCCGCAATTTCAATATCTTGTAATGCATTTGCATCATCTACATATGTTTCTGTAGCTTTCGTGGCAAGTTGTTGCATTGTTACTAAATCTGTATTTTCGGTTCCATCTGCTGCGTTTATGAATTTTTGTCCACCACCTGAGAATGAAGCGATAATTGCAACCGTACCATCAATTCGATAATATGCAGAGGGGTCTTCGATTGAACCTTTCTTGATTGTCCATTCTGTAGTTTCTCCGTAGATAATCATATCTCCGTTACGTACCACTTGATCTACAAGTATTCCTCCTACGAATGTATATCCGTCTACATTATCTACTCCGATAATGTCCCAGAATGAACCGTATGGTGCTGATGAAGTATCTGGATATTCAGCTTCTGCTATCGGTGTAAAACTTCCCTGATATACAAATGCGGATAAATCCAGGAATGTCATTGATAACTTTCCTGATGCATTTGTTTTTACTGGTAGGTTTGCTTCTGCTGCACCATTTGTTTCACTGATAAAGTCAGTCTTGTCATATACATCAGTTGCTATTGCTTTAGCATCCAATGCAGTTTGCAAATCTTCTTGATCTGAAAGTGTACCCGTAATTGCTCCCCACGATGTTTCCGATTGAGGTGCATCAATAAATATCAGCGAATCTTCTGTATCACTTACTGCTGTGATCTTACCTGCATTATTTAAGTATGATGCTGGTGTGTCTACAAGTGATATAAACGAAGTCGATCCTCCGCCTGATGACTGTTTCCAGTATCTTGTTCCGTCCATATTTGATGACAATACGTATCCGTCTGCATCTGGTAGTCCTAACCCGCTTTCTTTTCCATCCAGTTTCAATTGCAAATCAGTTTGATCTTCAATTTCACCAACAATATCTCCCCAGATAGTACTTCCTGATCCTGATGGAATTGCCATATATTCCATCGAACCATCTACGTGATATGCTTTCATTCTGTAGTTTGCTGCCGGGTCACCGATTCCGTCTTCTTTGTCATCGAGCGCATTTTGAGTATCTTCTGAAATTGGTTTATTAAGGTCCGAAGTATTATCTACTGCGCCCAATCCAATTTCGTGCTTAGTTACACTATGTGGATTCCCAATATCTGCAATATGGTTATCCAAATTTACTTTCGTTGCATAGTACGAAGAATCTTTTCCATCGAGAAGATCTGAATCTACTCCTGAATCTGGCCCATCATTTCGCGTTACTGCACCTTTGAAATCATCATCAATTAACGCATCGTTCAATACGTCCGTGAACTCTATTTCTTCATTGGCCATTTTTATCCTCCTTCGTTTGTGCATCTCCTACAAGTATTTGTACTTTGGATGTTTGTACTTCACCCTCAATTACTGCACCCGATGTTCTCAAGTATGAGTTTTCCATTCCTTGATACGTGAAACTTGGATTCGATTTGTTGAGAATCACTACTTGCATTGAGTCTACTTGCCTTGGTACTGATTGACTGAACACAACGAATGTTTCTCCCGAGACCCATTTCAGAATCTGATTACCTTTTACACCGGAATCTACCCATTGAGTATTATCCATTCCGCATACTGTTCGTGTCATTGTCGCTCCTCAGTTTTACTGTGGTACTACATCTGGTTTCGTCTCTGCGACTACTTCCCCTGTAATTACCACTTTTGATTTTTGGAGTATGTTGTCAGTTCCTGCTCCTGCAGCTCGAATGAATGCAGTTTCAGTTCCTTCATATCTCAGTTTTGGATTTTGTGCATTTACCGTGTGTCTTTTTGCTCCACTTGCATCTGGTGGAATTGATGCAGCGAATGCCACCAGTGTTTCACCACTGATGTATTCGATTGTTTGTGCTCCGATGATTCCCGAATCTACCCAAGTTGAATTATCACACTGCTTAATTACCGTTGCCATTGTTATTCCTTTAGTATTTTTTTTTATTATCCAGTGAAGGAAATATTGAATTGACCATAGCTTGTACGGCACCTTCTGTATCTGGCATTGCCTTTGTTCTTCCCTCACTATAATCCTGTGATCTTTTCGGTACAAGTAAACTTTGGAATACTTTCCACTCAAAATTGTTGAATGAAGTTTTTCCCTCTGCTTCTCTTTTCTTTTCTATTAAATACTTGTTCAGTGGTTTCGTGTATATTGCTGGTAATGCATTCGGACCAAAACTTCTTACCATTGCTGACATTAAGTCGTTATCCTTATAACTATAATACATATCTTCCCAGGAACCCCACGATACCATTTCTGCAAAATCAACGTTAGCCTCTACTGGATTTGCTCCAGAAAGATTATGACTTAACATTTTGTTTTTTGTTGTATCTTTTTGTTCTAGTTGTTGTGACAACATAAACATTCCTAATGTTACCAAGAATGCCTTCGTTGGATTTTCTCCTACTACTTGCAGTGTTCCTGGCAATGTTTGAGAGAACCATTTTGCGAACATTCCTACTCCATAATCATCCATTGCCTGTATTGCTACTGGTGCAATTTGTTCCATATCTCCGAATAACGAATTTGCTTTCTGTGCAACTTGCACTGTAGTTAATTTCGGATTCTTCTGCTGAATTTTCTTAGCAGCCATAAATCTTCCTACAGTATCAATATACGAAAAACTTGATGTTGCTATTTTCCCTAATGTTGAGTTCTGATTTATCAGTAATTCATTTACTGCTTTATCCAGTAATTCTTTATTTCCTACCAAATTCGATAGCATTGCTGATGTTAAATCTCCTGAGTCCTTCAATCCGTCCAATACATTTGTTGCTAATCCTGCAAGTTCAAATTGGAATAATTCTGATTTCTTCAATCGTTCCATTGTTTTCTTTGCTAATGTATCTTTACCCTGTGCCTTTGCTGCAGAATATATTTTCATCAGTTTTTCATTTGATTTTGATTCTTTCGCGACTTGTGCGTGCCATCTTGTTACTTCTTTTGGAGTTGCTCCCAATGTTCCTGCTATTGACAAATTGTACAACGCTGCAGTTTTATGTGAAGCTGGATTATTTAGGACTATGTTTCTCTTTCTTCTTGTTACAGATTCTTTCCACATTTTATCTATCAGTTTTGCTATATGTGAATTTCCTAATTGAGTTTTCGTTGCTCCCATCAATTGACGCTTGAATCCTTTGTGAACATATTTTACGTGTTCTCTGAGTCCATACGGTAATGACTTCACCTCTGCATCTGAAAGTTTCACCATTCCTGGCTTTTCTTCTTTTGCAAATAGTAATCCATAATCTCCATCTATCGTATGTTTTACGATTGACCTTCGTGTTTCTTTTTCGTTAATACTTGATGTAGTATTCGTTAGAATATCTATTGGGTCGTTGTTTCTTCCCAATTCTTCTCTTACTTCTTTTCCTCCTATAGCCATAGGTTCTTTTCCTGTGATCTTCAATCTATCTTTTTTTGCTTGCGCCATAGATCTTTCCGTTGCTACAATGTATTCTACTTTTTCCATTGTCTTTGGATTAACATATGTTTTTGTGTCATACTTTGAATAATCAATATCTTTCCACGTTGCTTGTTCCAGTGTTTTTCCCACTTTGTTTGACTCTAGATCTGCACCTAACAATCCGTGTTCAGTTCCTGGTGTATCGTTGTAGACTACCTTTCCTTCTTCATTCAACATTAGATTCTTATCATATTCTTCGTGTATCCAACCTTTCACTACTTTTTTAGGATTAGTAGTGAACAATGTTCTTGATCTTGCTTCGTCAGTTTTTCTGGCTGAGATTATTGATTTGTACCAATCTGTGTCTTTATATTTCTCTGCAAATTTCCACGAATCATCAGTCATTGCTTCAATTGAAATTAACTGATCAATTATTCTTACTTGTTCTACTGGTAAGTTTCGTGCTCCAACTAGGGCTTCTGCGCTATTATGATAGAATCCAGTTTGATTTTCTGGTCTACCTATAGCTTTTGCCATCGCTGATATGTACACCCTATTCGTATCGTAGATTTCCTTGTACTTAGCCTTGAATTCATCTGCTTGTTTTTTTGATAGATGATCTATTGCTTTCACATCTGTTAATAACATATGATTCAATATGCCTTTTCTTGTTTCTTCATCTTTAGGTATTTTTTTATCCCAGTAGTTACGAAGTTGTTCTTTAAGCTTTGCATCCACTCTTTCACCCGATGTTTTTGTTGCGTGCAATTCGTTGAAACTATTGTAGAATTCATCTTTGCTAATTTGTCTCTTGATGTAAGCTTTGTATTCTCCATCAAGATTGTATTGACGTTCAGCCTTTCTGACATCTTCAACTTTCACATCGGTTTCATTGTTTCGCATTGAGTGATATGCTTCTACTGGCGTTCTCTGCATTTCTGCTTCGTGAACTATTTGCATAGCTTCTCGTTCCATTGGACTTAATGGTTTATCCTCACTCCAGCTTCTTACTTTTTCTGCAATGGCTTCGTAGTTGTTTCCTATTTTTGATAACTCTTTAGCCTCTTGTTTCGTATATCTTTGCAGTAATTTTTGACGTATGTTTCTGCCTCTGATTCTTTCTTCAGCAATTAACTTACTCATTGTAACATTCTTTTTCCCTATTGGATTTCCGTTTTCGTCAAAGTAAATTCTCTTTCCACCCAACTTTGCTTTACCTTCTTTTTCTCCCCTGAATAATGGATTCTTTTCCAGTTTAGCTCTATTTTCATCAAAAATGTTACGTTGTGTTTCATCCCACATTTTCTTATCAACACCTTCTGGTGCTTCGATTGCCATTTTTTCATTGTACTTTTCTGAGTGCTGAGCCATTACCGTTTGACGTTCAAATACATCATCACTTTTTTTTGCTTCTCTCATATCGAAATACGCTGCATCATTAGTGAGTTTGTCTTGAAGTGCCTTTGTAGGTATTTGTTGGTGTGAACTTGAAGCCATATAATTACGCATAACATCTTCTTTGCTAGGAAAGTAGTTGTATGTTGTTGTTCGTGCTCTTATGTCTTCTGGTTTACCTGCTGTGTGTTCTGACGTTATTGCTTCTGAAGAATTAAGTATATCTTCTCTCGTCAATCTATTTGCTTCATCCACTCGTGGTGGTGTAAAGTCTGCACCTATCTGATTCCCAATATCTTGTAGTATATTTTTCTCATTTAGATCAGCAAGTATTTCTAGATATTTATTTACCAATTCTTTCGATTCAGTTTGTGGATTAAATCTAAATGCATCGTGATTTGAATCCCATCCTTCTTTTCTCATTTCTCTTGCAATGTATCCGTCAATAGAATGTATGATGTTTGGCATTAACGCTCTACTCATTTCTTCTAGGTTTTCTGACTTGATTTTAACCGAACCACTTTGATCACCAATTTTAAAATAAAGCATATCATTTGCTTTCATTTCAAATTCAACTTTAAAATTGTCCGGAAGTTCGTATGATATTTTACCATCGAAATCTGGGTCTTTCATCATTGAATAAATTGATTCTCTGAATTCTGCTAATCCTGGATATACTTTGTCTACTGCTTTCAAGTATGCATCGTAGAACTTTTCAGTGTATGCTCTTGACCATCCGTTTTCGGTCATCATTGTTTCTATTGCACTTTTTCGCATTTGTCCATATGTTTGTGTCATGAACGGTGGTTTTACAAAGTCTTTCCACGTTTTTCTTTCTGATGTTCCTACCCATACTGGTTTAGGTTTTGGCATTCCTGCATCTTCCATAGCTTTTCCTATTAAGCTTCTTCCGTCCACTGAACCTTCTCCAAGTTTTACCATTTTTGCAATATCTTTATTTCCCCATATAGCTGCAACTACTTGTCCAGCTGAGTTCGATACGTCAAATATGTTTTCTTTAAATACAATTTTCGATGGTTTTCCATTGATGGTTTTATCTTTTGGTATTCCCATTTCTTTCTGCATCATTTCTGCTTCTTTTGCAAATAATTCTGCTCGTCTTTCCTTCCTTGCTAATTCAAGATTTTCATCAATATGCATTTGTCCATTTTCATCTTTTGGATAACTCAATTCTGCAATTTCTTCTGAGGTTAAGTATCCTCTCTCTGCTGCTTTTTTTTGTTCGTTTGTAATCAATCGTTCACCAAGTTTCGGTCCACTTTTAGCTACTGCTGGTTCATAGCCTTCTTGTTTCCAATTCTTTATGTGAGTTTTTGTTTTCTTTACAATTTCATCATATTTGAGTTGATTTTGTTCTCTTTCCGATTTTTCTCTCTCCGCTTTTTTCTTCGGATCTTCTGGTTTTGGTATTCCTCCACTTTTTTCTTCAGATTTAGGTTCAAGTATTTGTTTTTGTCTTTTCAGTCCAATGTTTTCATATTCTTTAGATACTTCATTTACTGCAGTTTCTAATTCATCTTTTGACTTATACTTTCCAGATTCAACTTCTTTTACTTTTTCATCTATACGTTTCTTTTCGTAGTATCGTAGTTCTTCTGGAGTTATTTTTCCACTGTTATACGCATCTACTTCCATTTGTCTATCTCGGTAATTCTCGATTATCTTTGCTTCACGCGGATAAGCTTGTCTTACTTTATCTGTAATATCTCCGTTCCAGTCAACTATTTTAGTTCCTCTATCTATTTTATCAATAGCATCGAATACAGCTTCCTTTGATTCTTTATTCTTGTTTCTTACCGAATTTACAAGTTTTTGTGAATCTTGTTCAGTTCCTTCTTTATCTACTTTTTCATATCTTCCGTTTTTATCTCTCTCGGTTTTTCTTTTTTGAAATTCACGTTTCCTTTCTCTGTATCGTCTATTTTCAGCTAATGGAGTACCTAACCGTGGATTTGCTTTGTCAAGTTTCTCTTTTGCTCTCACCGTATCAGCTTCTTTGTATTCTGGTCGTGTTACCTTGTTTTCTTTTAAATCTTTTAATACATTTTGAACCATACCGTTTATCTTCTTATTTCCTTTATTGGTTTTCCCAATGTGGTAAAGTTGATATGCCATAAAAGCTCTTCTATCAGCTTCTAGTTGATGCTTGTCTGGTTCTTTGTACTTAAAGTTCTTGTCGTCTCTCGCTTCTTCTTTCCCATATGTTAACATATTTTCAGTTTTTTTGTCATAGATTTTCATTCTACGCTCAAGTTCAGCTTGAAGTTCTTCTTTCGTATTCAGTTTCTGTTCTGGTGTTACATTCTTTACTTGTGCACCTTTATCTTTTGTTGATTGCATTGATTGAAGATAATCATCAATTAAGTTTTTTCTACCTCTTGCTTCGAATCTTCTTGACCAGGATTTGTGTTCATCCCTTGTAGGTAAGTTGTGAACTGAATAACCATCATCTTCCATACTGTACATACGATCTTGCTCTTTTACATCAGCTTCATCTTCTGTATACGTATTCTTTTTGTCTAGTTCCTCTTGTTCTTTCAATCTTGTTTCTGCTGCTTCACTGATTTCGTATTCTCGCATATTCTCTTCGTTATGCTGATGTACTATATCCTTATCTGTTTGCTCTACAAGATTTCCTTCTTTATCTTTGGACTTCACTTTGTCCACATTACCTTTTACTTCTACAGTCTTATCTGTAACTGTTTCTTTTTTCTTCTCATACTTTTTTGCAATCGCTTCTTTCTCCATATCATTGAATACTTCAATTCCATACCATTTTGCTACATTTTTGTGAGATTCTGGTTTTCTTGCAATTCTCTCAGTTTCTTTCAAGAATTTATCTACAAGTACTTTTTCTTTTCTTGCTCTGACTTTTTCATCTGCAATATCACTAATCGCTTGAGCTTGCTTCCTTGTTTTATTCAATCGTGAAATCTCATTTTTTGCCATAATTCGTGTAGTTGCATCATTTGATGTATCTGCAACAACCTGAGTCATATCCGCTATTGTTTTGTCAATATTTTCTAGTGACATTTTCATTGGTTGTCCAGCTTTTGTCACTGAGCCAATAATTCCGTGTAATGCACCACCGAATGCTGCACCCATTCCTGCTGATTTCAATCCTTGTTCAACATTGTATCCATCTTGTTTTCCACCCATTATGTTCAATCGTTGTTTTCCTGCATCGAATGCCGTTGTATACCCAGCTCCTATTCCTGCACTTTGAGTTATCGGTGCTTTGGCTACTGCTTTTACTGCATTCATTGGTGACGCTTTTGCTCTAGCTGACATTGATTTGAGCAGTTTCATTAATCCTTTTTTCGCAACTCCCTTTCCTGCTAATCTTGCTACCGTTGCTGCTTCACCTGCTCCTATTAAGTTTGACGGGTCGGTCAACATATTAAGTCCACCACGTACTACTTGTACTGCATCAGTTTTAGTTGCATCATATGACTGAATTGCTTCCATTACATTTTTTGTCAATTTTGGATTTCCACTTAATTCCATAAGTTTCATTCCCATATATGTCAAGTTTGTATTGAACTTACTTGCGAATTCATTCAGACTTTTAGCTTTTTCTCTTGGAGTATTTCCTTCAAGTGGAATGATTTCACTATCGATACTTTGTGCAAGTTCCTGGTATTTCTTGTATGCAACAAGTTCATCCATATGAATTCTATCTGGATTCTTCTCCATTGCTGTAGCGAAATCACCCGTTGTTTTTGCACCCTTCAATGTATCTCTGAAGTTTACAGTTTTGTTTACATCCTTGATTTCGTCAGCTACACCTTTGTATTTGTTATCTGAAAGTATTTGTTCCGATTTTACTGCCGCTACTTTCTGCACTTCGGTTTGCTTTGTTTTTGTACCCGCTCTTCCAAACAATGCATCGCTTCCGTATATTTCCGTACGTGCTTCACCTAGTGGATTGTTCGATGTTTTTCCTTGATCTGAAGCATAATCGAATACTCTACGATTTAAATTGTTTGCATTTCCGTGTGTTAGTTTTTCAATATATGATGCATTTTTAGTTTGTACATTCTTCTTTACATCCCAATTTTGTGCCAAAGGATTCCCCATATATCTAACTTGTTCACCCTCTTTTGCTACTCCAGTTTTATCCATTTGTCCGTTCATCAGTTCATACACGAATGGATCTTTTTCTGGCTCGTCTGATCTTTCTTGTGATGCTATGTGTTTCTCGTATGCAAGTTCCTCAGGAGTCATATCATTAAACAATTTGTTATTTGTCTTATATTCTTTTCCATCTTTCACTACTGTATCTGGTTGATAGAACGGTGTATCGTTTGAGTTCTTATCTCTTAACTCTTGTGCTACATATTTGTTGTAGTTAAATTTCATCGTATCTATTGGTCCATCTTTTGATTCAGTATCATAATCGCCCCGTGCTGCACCCATCAGGACATTGGGAAGATCCATTAGTTTGTCAAGAAATCCTTTATCATAACCTTCTGGTTTTGGAACTTCTTCGTAACTTGTTTTCTTCTCATTTTCATCTAGCAGCTTGTTGTATTCTTCATCGGTCATTTGAAATCCTTACTTTATATACTTGCTGAAACTGTTTGAATCAACTTCATTGCCTCGTGCATCTACTACAATATACTTTGGTTTCAATCGTTTTCCGTCTTTACCTTTTTTGCCTTCATTTACATTTTGTTGAAACAATGTACCAGCATTCAATCCTCTTTGAAGATTAAGTGTTTTTCCTTGTGGCAATACCATTTTCAATTCTTTGGCAATTGGTACGTTCACTGGTTTTGCAGTTTGAGGCATTGATTGTGTTCCTGTACTTCTTGTTCCATCTTTGTTTATTCCAGTTGCATATCCAACTGCAGCTGAAGATGGTTTTTCCGCTGCTCCTCTTACATATTGAGTTTTCAATTCTGTGAGTCTTTTTTTTGCACCCATTTTTGCAGCTTCATCCAATTCACCATTTTCAATTGCATCAGTTAATGTTTCGATTTTCGCTCCGATTTCTCCGAGTTGTTTCCCCGAGAGAAGTCCGGATACACCTTCTAGTTTTGCTTTTTTCGCATCTCTTCCTTCGCCTAACGTATTTTTATACTCTGCTAGTGCTCTACTATTTGCCAGTGCACTTCCTTGAAGAGATTGACTGTTTGCAAATCTTTGTGCAATCTGTGTGTTTTGTCTTCCGAACAATGTTGTTGCTGCGTTTTCTTTCCATTCATTTCCTTGTGTATCTCTTGCTGAACTCAAGTAGTTATCAATTGTTTTTCTACCTGCTTCACCGACATCCCGTCCTCCGGTTACTTGTTGAATCATTGCTTGTACTTCTTCTGGTGTTTTACCCTGCAGATGACCCGAACCCATAAGATCTGATACTTTTCCTCGTGCTCTACCTTCTCCGTAATCATCTACGGCATTCACAATTTTATCAAAACCTTCACCTTGATTTTTCAGTAACTGTACCATACTTGACGTGTAATCTCCTGGTGACCCAAAAGATTTATAAACTTTTTGTTTAAAACTTCCCATTCCCATATTAATCCTTTAATTGTATGTATGCATTTAGCTATTATGCATAATATTATGAACCCGGAAATCCGGATTCTCTTTGTTAGATTGCTGAGAATTTCAAGTTTTGATTTCGTTCTCTATCATCTTGTTGATTTTGAAACAAGACATCGTTTCTCGCATCAGTCTTTGTTGCCAGTTGTTTTTGGAAATCGAGCATATCTTTGTTTTGAATTCCTTGGTAAAGTCCAAGTCCTCCCTGCATGATATTCTTAAAACCATCACTTCCGATAAGATTCATAAGACTATCAAGAGAGAAATTTCCAACTTGATTTGCCACCATACTTCCCGCTGCATTTGCACCAGCGCCTACTGCCGTGCTTGCAAGTTGTTCAGCACCCATTGTTATCCTTTGGTGTTAGTCGACTCTCTCGACAATATAACCAGGTACATAACGAGTCAAATGCGCTCCAACGTTTCCGTTTTCGGAGATTGCATTTTTGTCGAAATAGTGTTCTGGTCGTGAAGGAGCTTTGAGCATTTTGATGATTGCAGCTGGCAGTTCTACTTCTGTTTTCGGTTGAAATTCAAATGTAAAAATGTTGATTGCCGCAAAAATTGATGTCTTCTGCTCCATTGGATCTGTTGGATGAACGATGACTTTGTAGTATTTACCCAATCGTTTATGGATACGTTCACCTTTGTTGTTCATGCTTGTTGCGCCACTTCGTTCTTTGACCAGGTTATATTCTCCTGTAGCACGAATCTTTGCAATGCAAGTTGCATCGTTTTCCATTGGGTCAATTTGAATTTTCAGTGCATTCATAATCTCTTCGAGTTCTGCTCGATTCTTTTGTTCAAGAGTTTTTGGGCTTAAGTCCATTGTATTCTTTCCTTCTTTTATCTTTATCTTTGTGTGTTATCTACACGGAAACTGTGTCCCGTGTAAAAATCTCTATGCCGTTTTTTGTTCAGCATTAGCCAGTGGAGGTACGATTGGTTCATAATCGTAGTAGTGCTTAGTAGTACCATCTTCGATAGTTGCTACGGACTCTCCTCTGATCAACCACGCTTGGTTCAGAATTGCTGCACCGGCGATTGCTTTCCAGCCGATAGTACCGTACTGATCTACACAAGTTCAGAATAACACGTTACCGTTATTCCCGTGTCATATTTGACACCGCTATATATTACTATATAGGTCAGACTATATCATTATCTATAATTTGTCAATGTCTATTACTCCATCGAGTAATTGTTCTTGTATTTCAAGTGCAATTGCTTCAGCTTCTTCTCTTGATGAAAATGTTCCGAAACTTATTGTCCTTTTTTTGATTTGTTTTTGAACTCTCCATGTTCCATTTTTAGTTAAATGAATACCTGGACGAGATACATTCCATTGATTATGAAATCTATCTGAAGCTCTTAAATTAGTTATTCTATTATCTCCACAATCGCCATTGATGTGGTCAACTATTTCTGGTACATATCCATGCACTCCTAAAAATATTACTTGATGAACTTGGCATTGCATTTTTCTAACTCTGCATTTACTATATTGATCATCTCGTCTTACTTTGTTTACTAATTTATTGGATTTCCTTCGAACTAAATCTCCAGTATTTCCATAATATTTAAAATCATCTTTTATCATTTGCTGAGTTATAAACCCATGCAACATTATTTGTTTTGACATTGTTTTCCTTAATATGTATTTTGACATATTATAGATACCCACCGCTTCCACTCACTTGAGTGTACTTCCTTTCGGAATAGTCGTTGAACGTTCCTATTTCTAGGTTTCGCTGCTGATTGTCCTCACTGTACGTAATGATAGGAGTTTCCAGCAATTCAATGGGTTTTTCGAAATACATTGCTGTATTAAGCCGCTAGCTTTAACGGATCTTCTGCTCCGGCACTTCCGAGTGGCTTAACCTTTGTGACGATACCTTTCTTGCCTCTGAGTGTTGTTGTTGCATACGCATTTTGTCCGAAGAAATAACTCAGGAACACGTTTACATCACCAACTGAAGCCACAGGTTCGTTGTTAGTGCTCTCGACCATTCTGAAGTCACCGTTTGAGCCAACTTCATCTTCACTGATCAACTTAGAGTAGTCAGCATAGTCTTCAACGTTTTTCCAATTGGGGAGTTCACGAAGTGTTTCAGTCATTTCTGGAGAGATGATTCCCATAAAGGCACTTCTGATTGGCGTAGTTCCGATCTTGGTTGATCCTGAAATAACTTTCTTGAACTTCTTTGCTCTCTGGTTTTTCAGTTTCACAGCCATAATACGGAAATCGTTGTCAGTCATTGTTGCACCATTCGTAGCAACATCGTCTCTTGATGTTTGACCATCAGCATAGATAACGTTTGTTCCTCCACGAAGAACATCACGACGAATTGTATCCAGTGTGTTCGATGCTTGATCACCAAGGATGTCAAGGAATGAGCTTCGGATGTCGTCAAAGTCATACAGATCGAGTTCATCAGTGTATACAACATAGTCGCCATAATGGCCAACTGCATACGTGATTTCTTCTCTTACGATCTTGTTTGGAGACTTGATATTACTTCCGTTGTACTCGGCAAGTGGAGTTGTTGCTGGAAGTATATTTTTATACATTTATCTTCACATTGTGTCGTTACACACTAATGCCGTACAATTAAGTACTGCTACATATTGCTATGTAGATGAGACTATATCACTATCTAATTTATTTACATGTTTTTTGATCAATTTTTCTCTAGCTCTTTCGTATGCAGCTTTTGCTTCATCATAAGTATCAAATGATTTGGATGTATATCGCTTACCCAAATATTTTATCTTTGCTACATATCTGAATTCTCTTGTTTGTTCTACTCCATTTGATTTTTTGTTTAGTTCTTGGAGTGTTCTATCTGCATTTCTTAAGTTATTCCATTTGTTATTTAATGGATTGCTATCGATATGATCAACTTCCATTGGTACTGAACCCTTCATATACATCATTATTAATCTATGCACAAGATATTCTTTGCCATTAAACGATATATATAGGTATCCATTATTTCCAAGATATCCTTTTTCTTGATTGTTTGCTCTTATTGCTAACTCTCCAGTTTCTGGATTATATTTCATCCATTTTTGCAACCATTTTTGATTGTATTCGAAATCTGGCAAATATCCATTACAAAATCTACATGGTGATGTTTGCTTATTGAGTACCGCCTGAGCCCTCATAAACTCTAATTCTCCATGAACTTTGCATTGAAATCTTATTGGATATGCTTGTCCTAAAAACTTTGTACCATTGAATGTAAATTCATTAGGATACTTGGTATTCACTTTTTCAATCCATTCTTTGGTTGATAATTGTTTTCCCATTATTATTTTCCTTTTATTAATTTTAATTAGATACTCACCACTTCGAGACACTTGTCTCTACTCTCTTTCGAGATAGTCGTTGAACCTTCATGCATTGCATGCTTGGCTGCTGATTGTCCACGTGGGATTTTCCAGCAATTCGATGAGTTTTCAAAATGTATCACTACATTAGGCCGCTATAAAATAACGGTAAGCAAAGGCCGTCTTAGCGTTTGAATTCGCTGGAATCGTTTTGGTTTGTGCACCGATATCGAAAACCTGATTGTCCACTGCTCTCATAAGAAGCATACGATCGTAAACTGCTTGAACTTTATCTGAAAGAAAGCTCGGTGTTTGCATTACTGGAGTTCGTGAAGTCAGACCTGATTGTGGTGATACGTTGTTTTTTCCTGCCATTTGTGTTTCCTTGTAGGGTTGTTGATGTCCATACGATTTGGTAGGTAGTATGGGTAATCTCACTTACATAATAAGTTGCATTCTTATTCAATGTAAGGTATGTTGAATTTAATCAAATTGTCTCGAGACGGTATTTGGTCTTACTCATTGCCAAAGTTTTAGCCGTATTTCTTCTCAAACTCTTTATCCGACATATTCCAAATGTCATCTCCAGATGTTTCCTTCTTCGTTGATTCAGTTGAACCTTTAGGTGCTACTGCTCTTCTTTTCATCTCTTTGGCTCTTGGTGAGATTTTCCTCTTTTTTGGTACTGTATCTTCTTGTGTCACTCTCCGTCCTACTTTAGCATAGTTCTCAAGGAATGTTCCTCCGTTGAGTATTTTCGATTTGATTGCCAGTGGGATGATTCGTTGCGCCAATCCGCTCTTTACGTGTTCTCCAAAGTTTCTCAATCTTTCTGGGTCTACTGTGATATCTTGAATGAAATCTTCAGGTACCGATTGCAGTGTTTCTTGGAACTTTGTTTTCCAGTCGTTGTCTGACAAAATCTCTTCTGCCACCATATCAACTTCTGACATAACTTTTGGTTGAAATTTCTGTGTGTAATTTTCTGCATCATCTTCGAGTACTTCATTGATATCAATACCTGATTCTTTTGCAAGTTTTGCAATAGCGAACTTGTTTCCATTTTTAGCATCAATGATAAGTGCAAGGTCTTTTTCTGTAAGTTTCCCTTGTAACATAATCTGCTCTGCTTCACTTGGTGGAAGTTTCTTTGGATTACTTTCTGCTGATACGCCTTTCTTGAGAAATTTCATCAATTCATCTTGCGAATCAATTGTGACTTTTTGTCCAAGTATATCAATTTCAATTGGTTTGAAATCCGTTACTTCTTCGTTTTCTTCTTCTTCTTTGGTTTCATCTTCGAAATCTTCCTCTTCTTCACTCTCTGCTTCCTCCTCATTTACTTCATTTGTAGAACTTTCTGTATCAGCAGTTTCTCCATCTTCTTCGTTGTTTTCCTGATTATCTCCAGTTTCTTCATTGTTAGTGGAGCCTCCAGCTGATTCTTCTTGTTCACTATCATTCTCGTCTGCGTCATCATTAACTCCTAGTTCCTCGAGGGCTTCTCTTTGTAGTTCTTCTAGTTCTTCTTCGATCGTCATTCTGCTTCCTTATTTGATTTTTTAATTTCGTTTTCAACCGTTACTGGTTTCATTGCAGTATCCATTTGATGTGCGTCTGTTTTTGCATACTTTTCTGCGCTTTGTGCTTGTTTGTATCCAATGTTTGCATTTGCTTCCATCATTCGTGATTGTGCGTTCATATATCTTGCATCTACATCTTTCTGCATTACGCTTATTTCCATTTGAAGTTTAGCATTTTCCAGTTGTGCATTTTGAAGTTGCAATTGCTGTGCTGCTTTCTCTTCTGGTGAAGGTTCTGGTTTGTAATTTCTTACTGCTGAAGCTTCCGCGTGCATATCAAACAATTCATACATTTCTGCAACTAATCCGCTCATTGCACCTGGTGGAAGTTGGCCCTCAAGTACTTTGCTTTGTTGCATCAACATATTGTATTGCTGTAGTTGCATGTTTCGATTCGTCTCAGTTCCCACGTTAACTTTAACTCTGAGTTTTGATGAATTCTGGAATACATTTATATCTGCTGGATTGTCTCCGTCAAACAAAGCAAGTATTTGCTCATCTTCAAGAAACAATTCAGCCATTCTAATCCACTTAGTCATAACTTTACGAAGCAGATTCGACATATTCCTAACTATCGCACTCATCTTTTTTTGGCTCATTGTCATTTGTTGTTCACTATTCTTGTTTAGTGTCCCACTATTTAACGCTGGTCCTGCTGAATTCCCTCCGGCCAGATCTTGAGACTCCTTCGCGAACATTTGGAGTGTATCAAAAACTGAGTTCGGGATTGTATTATACGAACCATCTTCAATCGCATTTGGTTTGTTGATAACGATATGTCTTTCACCATTATTCATCCTCTTGAAGTTTACATAGTCTAATGCCCCACGCAATACAAACTTTTGATTGTTGTTTGCTAGTGACATATTATCTAGTATTCCTCGTACAATTCCATTTTTCACTCTCTGGTTATCTTCAAGGAAGAATGCAAGTGCATTTCCCCAGAGTGAGAATGGTCTTGATGAGTATACGCTTCTATCTACTGGAATCTCTTTGTGAGGCAAAGGATTTTTACCTATACCGAGATCTACGTTGTGTTTCTTTGAGAAGTATGCCAAGATCGGTTCTGGTTCCTTCTTTCCTTCAATGTCGTAATATCCCCAGTATTCAATGATCTTGATTCTTTTTCTGAGTACATCATTTGGTTCATATGCATCATCGAATCCATACATTCTCGCATCTGCATCTCTTTCTTGTCCCAAGTTTGTTTCTTCGTTATCTTCTGATGTAATCATATCTTCGAGTATATCTATCTTCTTTGAGTCAATGATTGGAATATCTCTCAACTCCGGTATTGTCAACATTTTCTCAATTATCAAGAATCTCATTTCATCTTCAGTTCGTGCTCCCGGGTCAGGCATAACGTGTTCGTTTCTCAGGATGATTGCATCTGGCATATTCTCCGCCAGTATCATTTCTGTATACTCTACGTTAAATGTTCCATCTGGATTCTGCTCAATTTCTGAAGGTTCTTCTGCATTGAGCATCAGTTCTTCCATTGTCATATTCTCAAACGTTCTAACTCTTTTTTCAGTTTTTGTTTTCCATAAACTTTGAATCCATACTGTACCTTCACGAAGCATTACATCTGTAGCTTGATCAACAAGTACTCCTCTATCAAATTCTTGAGTGAATGTTTGGTTTATCCATTTTTCAATAATCACTATCTTTGCAGAATCTCTGAATCCATCCAATTGAATTGGAGAACTCCCCGACAAGAATGCTTCTGTAATATTTGGTTTCTGCCATTCAATATGTTTGGCAATCTCCTTCATTACGATTCCTGACTTCTTTCTCTGTGTTTCTTTTGTTTGAATTTCTCCGTGTTTATTTCTTCTGATTCCGTAATAGAGATCATTCCAATCTGTTATTAGTGAATCGATTTCAGTCTTTGCGGATTTCGCTTGTTTGTAATCGTGTCTCAAGTTGTCAAAACATTCTTTTCTTTTATCTGAATCTCCGTTGATTGCCAAAACTGGAATGCTTATTTCGCCATTCATGCTCTTGCCTTCAATTCTGCAATTGTTGTTTCAAAGTTTGTAATTGCTTGTTGTGCATCATCTGATCCTGCGTTTACTGCAAACGACGCCAATCCACCTTGGAATTCACCAGCTTTAATTATCAAGTTATCTCCATAGCCTTCTTCTTGTCTTTTTACTAGTTTCGCTTGTGAGTCAACAAGTCCTGCTTGCAGTAATTCAGTATCTCTCTGTGCTTGCTTCAAGTTTGCACTAGCTGCTACTTCACTTTGTTTTTGTTGTTCGGTATATACTTGTTCCCTTACAAGCTTGGCTTCTTCTTCTGATTTCAGTACATTTTGTTTCATTACCAGAATTTCCTCAGTTGCCTTCTCGATTTCTTTTGACGTCAATTCAACTTGTTTCTTCTTGAGATTCAGTTCCTCTGCTGTAATTAGAACTTCAGTTTCCTTAATCAGTCTATCGCTATTTGCAATTTGAATCTGAATTGTTTTCAACGTAAGTTCTTTATCTTTAAGCAGTAAATCTGCTTCCTTCAGTTTTACATCACTATCGATCAACGGTTGCTTTTGTTCAAGCTGCATCAATTCAATTGTAGATGATACTGAAAACTGATTCAGAAATTGTGCTGAAGTTGACATCAATTGACTCAACACCTCTGAATACTGCTCGTTTGTTAATCCGAACAATGAAAACTGTTTCTGGATTACTTTTACTTGTTCATTGAAAATTGAACTTTCAGCAATCATTTCTTTCGAGATTTCATTGTAGTATTCTGTAAATTTTGTAGATTTTACACTCATTGTTTTCCTTTCATATTGTCTCTCCCATTGGAGCTTGCTGTGTTGCTTGCTCCATTAAATCAAATGGATTAAACATATAGTTGTACATCATTTCGTCTGATCTGCTATGATCTTTCTGACTTCCTAGAGTTCCGAAAAATGCATTTGTTATTGCTGATTTTGGGTCACGCATTTCTCTCATTCTCTTCATTGCTAAATCTCTACTATCTTCTGCTGCGTTATAACTTGCTGCCCCCTTTACTGCAGTTGCGTAAACTTGATATACTGATGAAGCAATGTTTCCTATTGCCATCATTGTACCAACTGATACGCCTCCTACTGCTGCTCCTGCGGCTACAGTTCCTGCACCTATCGTTCCAATTGTTGATATCATTGGTGGTACGAACACTGAAATTATTATGATTATAATAACTGCAATTATTTGTGTCAATAATCCTCTTGCTGAATCATATTCTAAATCGAATGCTCTCATTAAAATTGAAATGATTCCTTCTAGCACTTGTTTTAATACTGGAATTTTCAAGAAGAAATTGATAATTGCATCTATCAAACTCAAGAATGCTTTCATTATTCCTACTAATATCTTTTTGATTCCCGTTGGTTTCTTTTCGTGTACGTGAATATTCATAAACTCTGATACCCAAAATCCAAAGTTCTGATATGTACTCTTCTGCATTCCTTCTACCGTCATAAGAACTATTGGCATTAACGGGGACACTTCAGATAACATAAATAAACCTTGAGTTTGTTCCTCAATGTTATCCATAAAGTATTCTGTGTGAAGTATTCCGTACTGATAATACCAAGCTCTTGACCAATAGAATGGAAAATATATTCCGTTATCTGGTCCTGGGACTCTCGGTTCGGTTGTATTTGGGTTTTCGTTTACTCCTTCGTTTGGCAATGTATACGCCATATATCTATCTTTCATATATGTAGTGTTCATTGTTGTTCCAAAGTTTTCAACTTGATCTATCAGAAATTTCCCTTCTGATTCTCTTTCCATAAACGTTTTTTCCATCTCTGGTAGAAAGTTTCCACCTTCCATCAGAAGCATTGCTGCTGCAGCTATTGGTGCATTTACTCCGAACTCATCTGATACGTCTTGTCCGTTCCTTATGAATTTAACTGTAAAGAATATTAGCATTCTTGTTGGGTTTGCTTCTCGACCTGTACTAGTTGTTACCCAGTCCATATCCATTGGTGTTCCTAGTACCAAGTTTGCGTATTCATTATCCGTTGTTGTGTTCGTGATTCCGAATTCGTTTGAATATTTTGGAGCCCCTCCCGTTTCGTTAATTCATCTAAATCGTGATCTTGTTCAGTTTGACATAATTCTGCAATGTTCTCTTCAGTTAATCCAAAGAGTTCTAGCAATTTAATCGTTGGCGTATCTGGCATACAAACTTGTCCGGCTAAGTTTACAAAGTTATAAACTTCAACTCCGTTTTCCATTCTTGTTCCAGCTACCTCTCTGAATTGCTTTATGATCTTTCCTTTATGAGCTCCCCAAGCAATTATCTCACCTACTTTAATTTGATTTAAATCTTTTTGCAACCCTCGATCTGAAGGTTTGAATGCTGGTAAACCCATATGTTTCCTTTCTTATGCTATTGCTCCATTTACTTTACCCGTTTTAGAACCCGTTTTCAAGTATCCAGAACCTACAATGGCTTTTCCTGCTGCACTTCCTGCTGCTCCATTGTTTCCGCCTCTGTATCCGTTGCTTCCCCAGCCGCCACCACGACCACCAGTTCCACCGCTATTACCTCCAGCTGGAGACGATGGCGCACCGACTTTTCCGTTTGTATATCCTTGACCGTAACCTTGTCCGTATCCGCCTTCACCACCTGCTCCACCGCGTCGTGTATTGATTTTGTCAAATACTCTCTTCACTGAATAGATGTAAATTTGTCCACTTTGCCATTTTAACACACCACGATAGAGTTTACCTGGATGCGCTGAAGATGGACTGTTATATGGTCCCGTTCTAGTACAGTCATAATCTGAACCAGTTCCTTTACTGTCGAGGAAAATACGTATTGCACCTGAGTCACAATATGCTTGCCAGCTATTTACATTTGATGTTCCGCTGTAGTGATACTCTACACCTTCAGTTGTATATGTATCGTTAGCTCCATCGGCTCCTCTTCCGCCTCTACCACCTGCTGCTCTAATCCAACCGTTGTTGATAAGTGTGAATGCAGAAGATATTGACATTGCATCTCCACCGTGTGCTGAACTTCTACGTCCTTGGATTTCTCCATTGTTAATGAAAGTTACTTCCAGTCCACCGAGGTTTCCACTGATAAATTTCGCCAGTACTCCGTTGTTTGTGATCGTTATTTTATTTTTTCCTGCAGCATATTGTTCAAGGAATGTTTGCAAGTTAATTCCCGTTGATCCACCATATCCATTTGGTACGCTTACTGCGATCATATCTTCGAACACCAAAGTTCCATTGACATAAACTTTATCCATTTTACTCCCGTTAAAGTAAACTGAATCCATTGCTACGCCATTCATTACGAAACTCATGCGTTTTGTCCATTGATTGTAAAGTAGGCAGTTGTTCCAGATACTCTTGCTTTAACGGTTCCTCCCGTTGTGGAGGATGCATAACTATCTTTGGAAATTTTCTTTCCTATTTCTGTGGTGTTGTTGTTTGTCTTTGTATTTACTGCTGCAATGTTACTTTCAATAGTTGCTTCTTCGAATTCTGTAATCATTTTGTTTTGATCACTGATTGGCGTTTTTGCCCATCCTTGGAATTGACCTTCTGTCATTCCCGTTCCTGACAAGTTTGTCCAGTATTCTTGGTTTGAAATATCAATTCCACCTGGAACATTCTTGTTTGCCGAATACGTTTTCTCTCCTGATGTTACCATATTGAGTTCTTCGTATGTTATGTTTGAATCGTGTGGTCCTTTGAATATTGCTTTTACAACACCCAGGTCTGTTTGTCCCATTTTGCTTTCCTTTGTTTGTTAAATCAGTTCTACAATCATATGACCGTTGAGATCAATGAAAATGTTCTGAAGGTTCGATCCATCGGGAATTGTCACAATCATGTGCCCCTGAGCATTTATTTCAAAACCTAATCCGTCAGTCAGAACGAGAATTTCTTCGTAGATATTCTCAGCTTCATCTTGTGAGTTTTCGATATCTTTTTGGATGTCTACACAGTTTTGTTTGATTACCGCAGTTGCTGCATAAAGTTCCTGAGTATCGTCTTTAATTTCAGTTGTATCTGAAAGTAGTTTTGAACCGTATTCCGTTGTTTCCAGATAGTAATTGTACGTATCTGTTTTGAATTGTTCGGTTTGATCTTTTGCTACAAGTGTAGCTTCATAGAGATGTGTTACCTTCGTATGATACTGAACTACTTCATCACGAAGGAATATAATCTGTGGGTATTTGTTATCGCGAATGTCTCGTAAGACACTTATGAACTCTGGTACTAGTGCAATAGCACACCTTCCTTTCTCGGGTTTTCATATCCCGAATGTGAACTGTATAGTTCAGTATTTAACTTGATGATTGTTCTGGATTTCCACCCGTGTACAATACTCTTGAAACTGTTTTGGTTGTCAGATTTACTTCAACAAATATTCCATCTTGAATTGAAAACAAGTGGAAAAATAATCCATCTGGAGTTACGTGGTTAATGTGTGATTGTCTCCAGTATCCAATTTCTGGTACTGTAGTATCTGAATTCTGTGTTACCAATACTGGTGTTACATCTCCATCTCTTTCAATGATATGAACCATTCTATCAAAGTGATTTGTAATAATTGCCAAATCAAGTGTATCCGAGAAATTCACGTGTGAACCTCCGAGTCCTGTATCGTATCCCGTATCATTTTTAAGTGACAAGTTACCTTGATTTGTTACGTCAAATACAAATGTTTTCTGTGCTAACCAAGTTGGAACCCAGAGTTCTTTGAACTTTTCCCAGTATCCATAATGATGTGCTTGATCTGATGCTCCTACTCCTGGTAGTACACCGGTTGCTCCTCTTTGGAACACTCCGCTATCTGGTTGATATACCAATTCAATGATGTGTGGTGCAATGTTTCTTTCCAGTGAACCTTCTATCAGTGCCCAAAATACCGTTTTTGTCAAATCTTGATTGTGTATATCCGTATCAATTACGTGAGCTGATACTGGCAATACTTCTGAATGTGTTCGTACAATCAAGAATTTTCCCATATCTTCTGGGTTTTCAGTAATTTTGTAGATGTCTACATTATTTCTGAATCTATCGAGCAATGCAAAGTGATTCGCGTCCAACCAAGTACTGTGTCCCGTTGCGTTTGTGTCGTAATTTGCAACAATATGTTCACCTGATACTTTTTGCCCTACTGCCCTGTATGCTGGTCTATCTGTGTTTACATCAATTACAGTTGCCAACGGTTCATGTTTGTGAGATATCACTTGAAGATTTTTGAACTTATTGTAAGTTCCGCATCCTCTTGGTGATAAACCTGATGATTCATCCGTTGGATTATCTGGGTCTGGCAAATGTATCTTACCTATTTTTTGTCGTGTTTGTGCATCAATCACATCGAATGTGTGGAATGGAACCTCTTTCGTTCCTCCCGTTCTCACATACATTCTTACTGTGTGACCTGCCCTATCGACTGAACCTGGATGTCCGCCTTCCGTTGACGGAATCCATCCAACCAAAGTCATTGTTATTGGATCTACAATTACCACTCTATCCAATGCAGGATCTGCGTAATAATAATAATTCCACTCATCGCCTCCCGGTATTACCGGAGTTGGAGTTTCGTTGTCGCCCCATGGGAATCCAATTCTGTTTACTGAATCCCACACGTGCTGATCGACGACTTCTGAATCTAGAACTTCAGCAAATTCTACTTCTAAATTTGTCATGTATATTTTTTCCCTCCTGAGAATATAACGTCTTTGTCATCGAACTTAACTGCTCTTCCGTTATGAACTACTGGACGTTTAGTATACAGTTCACAAGTTGATACATCCTGAAGTTGAGCCAATCTTTTACAATCGTCAATTTCTCCACATCTGTACAAGTCCATAAATGCTTTATCTAATGATTTCCACGCTTGTTCATTCAGTACATCGAATGTTGGTAGTTGACATTTTTGAGTCAATATTGTTCCACCTTCTGCTACAATCCACGATTCTCTTTCTGCGTTTGGTATTGTACACCCAATTGCAGTTCCATTAGCATCCGTATCTAGTGCTGAATGACTGTGATAGTTTTCAAAGTTTACAAAGTTCAACCAAGCTTCAAGTTCATCCTGCGTAAACTGAATTAGTGCATCCGTTGACATTGCCATCAGGCACGCATAAATGAAAATATCCGTCCAGGCATAACAATTTCCTGCCATTGTTGGAATCAACGTGTATGGCAATCTCTCTTTGTACGTATCTTTCATCTCAACCATTGCATTTTCAATGGATGACATATCTTTTGAATGCATAAATTCTTTGATGTGCATAAAGTCATCTGGGTTCTCTACTGGTCCCGTTGGCAAGAATGCTTCATTCGGGTCTCGCAGCAGTACTACTTCATCTGTTTTTTCATCAACTACTGTCAGTTGAATATTTTTAAGGGAATACATAGAATTTCCTTGAATCGTTCGTTGCAATTCCAAGATATGTTTCCGTCAACTTTTCATCGTATGTTTCGATTTCCTTGTAGTACAATCCCATCAGTGTTTTTGATCTTTGAAGTTCCAATCCTGCCATAATATACAATGCTACTGCATCTAGCAATTCATCATCGATATCCATTGTTTGTCCGCTATCTATGATAGGCCTTTTTGGAAATCTTACATATGTATTATCATCTACTCTCCTGAGTATTTGATGTCCAGCCGAATCTTCGACTACCAATCTAAGAGGAATTGTATCTGAAGCAACTCTCTTCAGTGCTGTGTAAGTTCTATCTACCAGCATTTCATTTGTTGGAATTTCCGTTCTTCCTGTGCTCTTGGTGAGCATGAATCTCGTAAATTCATTGAACGTCATCTATTGTGTACCCTGTGCATCGTATAGTGTTAGTACACTTGCCCTATTTTCTGATTTCATTGCTTCTCCCCTTTATTAGAAATCGTATGTGTCAACCCCGCTGGGCAAATCGTATATTGAATAATCATCTCCCTCGATTTCAGTTCCTCGTTCTCCTTGAGGTTCTATTACAAAGTTAGGATCCATAAAGTTTGCTAGTGCATCTAGTGCGTCTACATACTTTGTTGTCGGTCCATCTCTTGTGTATCCTCTTATTTCATAAAGTAATTCATCTATATCTTCTTGATCTATATCTTTAGGAAAGTACATTTTTCCTTGTTTGAATAACGGTTGCATTGATTTGATTCTGTACTCTTTTGAATCAGTTGAATTCTTTTCCAGATAGTCATAATAAAAATATGTTTTCTCTTTCATTGATTTTTCTTGAATAAAGAAATCCAATACTTGTTGCAACGCTGCTTTCTCCGCTCTTGTTTCTAACGGATTGAATCTTCGTACTTGACTGAACAATGCTTCAATTACTTCTCCTGGAGTTAATTTTCCTCGTCTACACGCTACAACGAATCTGTTTCTTTCACTGTCTACTCCTATTGTAATTATCGAAGATGTATCTCCGTGTTTCTTCTGGGATACTGCCAAATCTACGGTCGTAAAAAAATTTAATGTTCCTGTATTTCTTCTCAAGTCTGCATAGAAATATCTTTTTATCCATTCATCTTTGAATATCCTAGTTTCTTCATTTACTACTTCCAACATTTTCTCCCTAAAGAATTCATTTAATGCACCCATCTCTTTTGCTTCTTCGTAGTCTGCCATTATCGCTTCTGGAGTATGCAGTTCTGGCCAACTTGAAACTATATCTTCCACTTTTACTGGAAATACGTCTGCTACTGGAAATAACACTGATTTATATGTTTTGCTTCGTAGCATTTCCATAAGCAAATCATCGTCAGTCATCGGCGTTCCAACTACTATTTTCTTGTAGTGTTTTGAATTTCTTGCTTGATGTACTGGTCCGTAAAACCATTTCTTCAACTTATCTCTTTCTTTCGCTGAAGTGAGAATCAATTCTTTTAATATATCATCAAAGATAAACAATTCTATTCTGTGTGATTTTCCGAATTCATCATTCTTTTTTGTTCCACGCATTGAGTCACCTGCACCTAATGCTTGTATGTGAATTCTTTGACCTTTCTCGTTGTCAAAACACAGATGATTTTCTTTTTCTGCTACTACTCTACCCTTCTTGTTTTTTGCTATGAATAGTGTTTCTTGCATCAAGTCTGAACTTTCCCAAGCTGCATACAAGTCTTTCAATAAGTCTACCGCTTGAGCATATGTTGCAGAGAATATGCAGCAATTTACTACTCTACCAAAATTAGGCAATCCTCCAAGTGAAGCTACATACAGTGGTGTAAATTTTGTCATCACTGTAGATTTTGCTCCTTCTCTGTGAACCATAGCTTGAACATTTATATCTTCAGTGAATAATTCATCTATCATAATATAGTGCATTTTCGGAGTTGTGAATTCTTCATTTGGAATATTTACGTTTACCCAAGAGAAAAATTCTCTTGACTCCTTCTTCGGTTTATACGGTTCTGTATAATCTGGTCTGATTAATCTTGACATAATATACTACTTCAATACTGGCACATCGATTATCTCTCCGTGCTTGTTTATCATTTTGTCACTATTACTCAACTTCAGTATTCCGTCCATTAATCCTGCAATCATTTGTTGTGCATCTGAGACGTTCTTCTCATCGCTCTCTTCTTTCTTTACTGGTGCTTTGATATATTTTGCCAATGCATTTGCCGCTGCAATTTTATCTTTATTTTCCGCATTCCAGTCATCGATTATAAACATCAATTTTCTGATTATTTGTCTTGTTTCTCCGAAGTATAGCGTTTTGTCATCTGGTTTAAAGAATAGAATCAATTCTTGCACCCATTGAGCTAGTCTAAATCTCGATGCATTTTGCCTTGCTTTATCTTTATCCGTTCCGAATGCATACATATATGCATTTGTTTGTGTCTCTCCGTTAACTATCATTTCTGCAAAGATTATTCCGGCTACAAATCTACGTTTGTCGATACCGTGCTTCTCCATCATATATTCAAGTTGTGGATAATTCTTTATGAAATCGTTTTCATCCATTTTCGTTCTCCTTCAAACACTTCTTTTACGATATCTTCGTATAGAAATCTGTGATCTTCTGGTATCTCCATTGCAATCTTCATTGCAAGTGAATACATTTCTTCCAGTACGGTTCTACCCAATCTCAACTTTAGAAAGTTCTGCAGTGATCTTGCATTGATTGACCATACCAATGAGGTTTTGTAGGCTTCTGGCATTGCATATTTTGCTTCATCATTTGGTACACCCATTTTCACCAATTCTTGAAGCTTTACCAATGCTTCCAACGATCTATTGTCAACTTTATCATCAAATTTTGAATCATAACACTTTGAGATTGCCAAGTCTGCCACGTTGAGATTGGTGGATGATAGTAGTTCTACTTTCATACTAGCAACTTTGCTTTGCCATATTGTGCTTTGTACCTCAGTGCCATCGCTTTCTTACTTGTATCTTTTATGAATTTTCCATTGACAATTGTACCAATTCTTGAATTTACTTCTTTTGCAGTTTCTTGCAATACCAATTCTGGAATGTACTTTTTCTTCATAAATGCTCCCACTGAGAACACAATGATATCCGCGAATGCATCAATGATATCGTCTTCTTCTACTGGATGTTGCCGTCCTGCTCTGAATTCTTCATCTACTCTATTCTTGAGATCACCGAGAAGATCAAATGCTACATTACGATCGTTTACTCCTCTTGCTTCGAGAAGTTCTTCCAGTACATTCAACGTTTCAACATCCAAGTCAAATTCTCTTGAACTCAACTTTTTCTCATTTTGAAATCGTACAATTTCTCTCAGTGCAATTCTTTCTACTTCCATTTTATATATCCTTATTTTCAATACTTTTATATCTCGTTGCTAGGAATCCTACCAACACCTCTCTATCCCAGTGTGCCCAAATTAGATTTCTTGTTTTAAAATTATATAAGCAATATGCTTTACCCGATGAACTTCCGTCTGGTTTCTTTTTTACTATATAAAATTGTTTTCCGTGCATTTTTATTCCGTTCTTTGTTGTTAACTTTTTCGGTAGCACTTCCTCTCTTATTTTCGTCTCTATTTCTTCCTCTTCTAAGACATACTTTACTTCAATTTTTGACAAATCGTATATCTCTACTGGTTTTTGCTCAGCTAAAGATATCAATTCTATTGCTTTCTTTATATCCTTGGCTGAACCTAAAAAATCTCCGTGAGCAGAAATGTATAACTTCTGCTCTGTAGTTGCCAATATATCAAACATTTGATAGTATCCCGGAATTGTCATCTCGAATTCTATTATTTTGTTTGTCAGCAATGATTGAAGGAGAGTCTTGCCTTTCAGCTTCTTCTCTTTCTGTGGTTGCATTTTTACAATTCTTCGTCTTCATCTTCTTGCAGCGAGGCATATGCGTTTTCTCCATCAGTGATAATATCATCAATGAATTTGCTGAAGTGCCCCCTTGCTTTCGTTTTTTCTCCGAATCGTTGCATTGTTTCTTCCGTGTATGCCCAGGAATTGTGAGCGTTGGTGATTGCAAATGCTTCAATGTAGATCTCTTGAAACAAATGAGTGAAGTCATCGTTTTCCAACAACCTTCTCATTGCTCTTGCATTTTCCACTGCCATTTCACGATCATCTACTGGCAGTTCATTTTTTATTCTATCCAAAGAGATCGTCCTCCTCTTGAAGATTTGCTTCACCCAGTGTTTCCAGTGGTGGCGCTACCCGTGTTTCCATTGTTGGTGCTTGTGGTGTTGTAGCTGCAGTTTCTGTAATTCCACCCATTGCTTTCCACTTTGTCCAATCCTCTGTATAGAATGGCTTGAGTCTTTCTTCAAGTTTAAAAATTCTGGCAGCTGGCTTTTTCGCTTGTGCTTCTGCTACACTTCTACCGTCTGGCAAGAATGTATTTTGAAGTCTCAGTCTGATTTGTTCCTTGTTGTTGTATACATCAAATTCTTCGTATACTGCAACCCGTACTTTACGACCAACGAGTTCCTTGATGCCTTGAACTTCAGTCTCAACGCCTTTCACAGTTTTCTTGTAAGCATACACCGTCAGTGATTGCATCTGTGCACAAGCTGCGAGTTCTTGCCATCTTCGATAGTTACTGTTTTCCGTTCCGCTTGCCCAGAATTCATCGATACAAATCTGATTGATGAAACCGATTTCTCCGTTCTCGCTTCTTACTTCGAGATCAACAATGTTGTTTCCGTTTTCAGTTTTTCCGATCTCTGCGTGTACAATTTCGACTGTATATACACCTGTAGTGATTCTTCCGCCTTTAGCTGCATCTGCTGCTACGTCCAAGTCCAATTTAAAGTTAAGTTCCATTTTTGTTCTCCTTAGTTAAACAATGTGTTTTCTGGGTTAGCATTCTCTGATGCATCTTCTTCGTTCTTTTCTTCCGCTGCTCCGAGAATTGCAGTTGCATCCGGCAGTCCGCCATAGATTTTTGCAAACTTCTCTGCTGCTTCTCTGATCTTCGCTTCTGCTTCTGATCTTTTTGCAATGAGTGCTTCTCTTTCTTTTTCGATCTTTGCTTCCATTTCTACAATTTTCGCTTTGTATGTTACGATGGATGCTTCCATTCTTTCAAGTCGTGTCATTCTTTGTTTTCCTTTATTTTATGTATTGCCGTTCCAAGTCTCTTCAATAGTCCCAATTCAGAATATGATAATATAACCGTGAACCATTCTGGTTCCTTAGCTATTCCGATTATCACTTCGTCATCTCCTATATTGAGTCCAACCGCTTTGCATTCTTTAGCAAATGTTCTGACTTTATCTTTTGTTCCTAGATAGTTAGTCAGTTGTGCTCCAAATGTTTTCCTTCTTTCTTCTCTTGTCATTTCAACTTTGCTTTCCCTCCTCTTCTGAGATTGCTCTTTCTCCAGCATAGAACTTGTTTATCGCATCTGATACTATCTTTGCGTCGTTCGGTGGTCTTTCAGTAAGTAATCCTACTGGTGCTTTTGCTGTGTTTTTTCGGTTTGGTTTGTACAGTAATTCTACCGATTCCATCTCTCCTGATTCTTCATCATAGATTGGATTTGTGAACAATACAATTGCAAACTCTTTCTCTACATATCCGTACTTCAGTTCTTTTCCTTTAATACGTATATATTTTTTGATTTCACCGAAACCTTCATCCTTCTGCTCTGGTATTCCCAGCACAAATACTTGTTGCTTCATTACTTTCAATCTTTTGATGATATCCGCAATGATCAAATTGTATTGTTTCCATTGTTCAAATCCAGTGAATACTGCGCTTGTATACTTGTCTATAATTTCAGTCATAGAAGTAAATGAGTCAAGCACAATGTATTTAAATTTGTCACCTTTCTCAGAACTATAAAAACGTAGTGCTGCATCTAGCATTTTGTATGAACCTATATTCACAACTTTATATTTGTCGTGATTTGGTATCGGCAGTGCTTTCTCTTCTGTATTCAGTATTGCAGTTTGCTCTGGTGGTAACGTTCCAATCATTGTTGATTTTCCCGTTCCTGATTCCCCTACGACCAATACTGGTACTGCTTTGTAGTAATCAATCTCTTGAGACATCGGTCCGCTCACTGATCATAATGATACTTGTGTACGGGATGAACAACAATTCGTCTTGCTTTGTGCTTTCAGCCCAGATTCCAATATCATTCTGATTCACGATATCCAAAATAAGATTACCGTAATTCAAAATGAATACCTTCTGAAGGTTTTGTTTCCTACCTTCTTTTTCCTTCTCTTTTTTCGTTCCGATCATAATGATACTTGTAAACGGAATCCTGAGAATCTCTTCCTGCTTCGTGCTCTTTGCTACAATACCGAACTTACTTTGTTCGATGATATCAAGAATCAAGTTTCCGTAATTCAAAATATACACTTTCTTGAGATTCTGCACTCGTTTCTTCTCACCTATTTCTTTCGTTTCTTCCATACTTCTTCCTTATTTGTATTTAGAAATCCCAGTATCCGTTTCCGTCATCCCAGGGATCCCAAGGTTTAAAAACAAACTTACCGTTCATTTCCACTACTCTATCCATTCGTATTAAGTTCATCGTTTGAATCGCTACTGATTCATCTCCGAACATATCAATAAATGAAGTCCAGCTCATTGCTTCTCCGATGTATTTGTCTATCCAGTTTTGTGCTCTCGCTTTACCTACATCTTTAGCTCCACTAATTCCATCCGTACTATCTCCCATTAGACATTGTTTTGCATACCATCTTTCAATTTCCCATTTACTTCTTGGTTGTTCCCATTGTCCTTTGTTGTAATTGTAACAAGATGTTTCGCAAGCATTGATCACATCTTTGTCTATCGCTGCAACCATATAGTTTCTATGGCTCGCTAAATATATTACTATGTCATCAGCTTCTATACCCGGTGCTACCATACCCCAATCTGGTAATCGGTGCATAATCATCAATTTCAATTGTTTGATACCGTGTATTGAATCACCCTTTCTATTAGCCTTGTAGTCCTCACTTAATTCATTCCTGAATGTATGTTTCGGAGATAGCACAATTGCTGGAATTACTTGATCACCTTTTTGATAACTGATGATTTTCCATACTGCTGCACGAATCTTTCCTACTTCATAACAAAACTCTAAGTATGCTTTCTCGATATCTACACCTGCGCCAAAATCCAGTTGATGTCTATAGCAAGCTTTGTATACTAGTGAATCAGCATCAATCGCTAAATTTAAAATCATCTACTATTTCTTGCAGCTTATGCCATACTGGAGGCAATCTGTGGCTTCTCTTAAGTTCTGCTACCTTTACATCAATTCGTTCTTCTGCCATTGCTTCGATGACACCTTTGGCTTCTATGATTAGAGTCAATGGTACCATTGCGTACAGTTTTGCTTGTTTACTCAATATTCCTTCTCCTCTACTTCATTTTTTTGTTTCAGTTCATTTTGCCATTCTGGATAAGTTCTCATTCGTCTTTCCAATTCAGCTAAATATCCTTGTCGTGTTTTCTTGTCTCTGAATTCGTGAATATCCCACATAATTGCAAGTGATGTTTCAAAGTCAAGTCCTCGTTCTGCCATATTTCTCGTTGCCATCCACAATGTGTTATGTGTGTGTCCGTGAGCTGTAGGGTCACCTTCTTGTGCACTATTGTAGAACCATTCAAATAGCTGCAACCTATTTTCCCAAGCTTTACTAAGTTGTTCTTTTGGAAGTTTTGCTATTGTTGCTTCTGGTTCTCTCAGTGAACTTATTAATTCGGATACCGGAAAGTCCTCACCATCTGTATTTACTATTGGATTTCTATCGGCATATCCGAAAAATATCTGAGCTTTTGGAAGAATATCAATTTCCATACCAATATGTGATGCTACATTTTTCATTAGCATTGGCCATTGCTCATTTGTTACATTTATTTGTATATCAGTTGATAATACTATCCTATACTTGTACGGATTTGCTTTATCGCTAGTCCTACATACAATGTGATTGTAGTCAGCAAGAAAATCACTACACTCAGTATCTGATATATCAGTATCATCAATATCCAGAACCAGAAAGTCACAACCCCCAATAATGTTTTCTCTGCCGCGGATTCCATCTCGGAACTCGAAGGCGCAATATGCTGTATCGTTTGAGAGTATCTTCGCCATTCCTTCGAATGCTGCTCTTGAGTGTTTGTATCCATCTTTGACCTTGTATCTTCTTTCATCTTTTGTTCCTGTGCATACTTTGTATGAACACGCAACTCCTTCTGTAACTTTGAATTCTTCATACTTGATTTCTTCCTCTATTACTTCAATCTTTCCGATACCTCTTAATTTACTATTTGCCGTACGTATTAAGTCATCCAATTCTCTGATATGTTTAATCCACTTTCTCTTTACTACTTCGTGAACATTCAGTGACGATTGTCCTTCCATAAAGTGATCTACCAGTTTCTCATATGACATCCGTTCAGCCTTGACTAAAAATCTACTTAAGTCATCAGCTATTGACTCTACTGCAAATATAGCTTCTTTCAAGTCTTCTAACTGTATTTTTGAGTGCAAGTTGAAGAGAGCATACACACCAGCGAGTTTCAACGCTTTCCAGTGTCTATGTTGTTGCTCCAGTACCAATTGCTCTTTAGCTAATAGTTTTGATTTCTCTTCGCAATAAATCTTATAGATCTCGTTTGCTCTTTCCGTTTCTTCCGTCATATGGATTATATTTAGATCATTCTTCACTAATGCTAGTGCTATTTTTTGAGTTAATCCTCCCACTTCCATTTGAACATCTACACTTTCCGTTTTACTTTTCTTGATTTGTTCTAGTAAAATATCAATGTTTTCTACTTCTTCTGTACCGTCTTCGAATTCTGGATATACAAAGAAACATCTTCTGCTTAACTTTGAAATAAATTCTAAGTTAAATTTCTCAAGTATTCCTTCATCTTCCAAGATTCCGTATTCAGATCCTATGAACAATGCACTCATTCCCATCCCCACAACTTCATCAGATTGATTCTCTGAATCTTTCAGTGGTTTTGACTTCATATTTCCTTCGTCAAACAATTGTGCTATAAGTTTGATATTCGGAACTAAATCCTGATTTGTTGCCAATTCAGTAGAGATTTCGTCAACAAACATTGAAGGTAATCCTAACCCTTCTTTCTTGAAGTCATTCAATCTCTTTATCATACCAGCCTCTGTGGCCAGTGCATTGCTCAGTGGATTTAACTTTGGTACTGGCAAATCATTTCTAAGTGCAAACTCTTGTGCCTTTACGTCTCTCCATCCGTTAATTACATCTAGTCCTGGCTGAATTGTTTTTTCCAATCTCGTTACTGAACTTGTTTTTCTCGCTCCCGACTTTGCAAGTATGAATCCAATTGTATTTAATGGTACTCTATTGTCTGGAGCTAACTCTAACTTCGTATGGAAGTGCCCTATGAAGCTTGACATTGTGAAGTTGGCTATTGCTCTTGCCATTGAATCTGGTACATCATCCCCTAAGATGTATACCATATCTTTCATCACTTTGTTTTCATATTTTCCAAATACAAATAACCGATCTAACTCATCCTTCGCTAGCTTCAGTCTCGTTGACATCGTTTTCCTCTTTGGTTTGCTTTTCAAGAATATCTTCGTAAGCACTTACGAGTCCCTTAATTGCATTTTCCAACATAATCAACGTACATCCATTGATCTCAGTATCTACTTGAACTCTTTTATCTTCCTGCGTGACTGTAATTTTTACATTACCTTCGATCTTCTCTTCGTTATCTTTCATTTGACATCCTCATTTTTTCAAGTTTATTTTTCTCATAGTCTACCCTCGCATACAATGTATCTGCACGCGCCCTCAATTCCCTGATTTTCATCTCTTGTACCAGCTCTGCGTGTTTTCGCATAAGCCTATCAATTTCTTCATTGATACTCATTCTCTTCCTTTACAGTTTCACGTCTGGTCCGTACCAGTCAATTCTTTCGTTTCTCTTTGATTTTTTTGGTTTAGTTCTCTTTACGATCAAGATTACTGATACCACGAAAATCATAATCACTATACCTAATCCGGCAATCATCATCTTACAATTCCTTCTTTCTTTACCAGGACTACTTTTTGTTTGAACAATGGATGTGTAGTCTTAAAGCATTGATCTTTCTTATTGTAGATTACATAACGATCTCCCAAAGATTCATCAACCCAAAATGTATCGTGCTCTTGCTCATCCATTTCTTCTGCTTCTCTTACACTTGGTATCTTATATCTTGGATGTTTTAGGCAGTAATCTACCATTTCCATCCAAGTCATAAGCTTGACCAAACTTTTCGTTTCCATTTATTCTCCTATTAGTACTCTCGTTTAGACAAATATTGTCGCAATTTTCTCACTACGTCTGGTCGCTGCAACTTCCCCATTCTACTTACTTGTCCTCCTCCTCGACTTTTTACTAATGAATCTTGAATTTGTCTTGTTCTCTCTTTGGAAATACCCAGAACCATTCCGGCTTCTTCTAAAGTGTAGTTACCATTTTGATTCAAATTGTTCAATACAAGTTGAATATTTAGTCGTAATTCCTCTTTTTCTTTTTCTCGGATATATTCCTTCTCAAGTTTAAGTAAATCTTTCCGTTCTGATTGTCCCATCGTTAGAATCTCGTCATTGATTTCCACTATTGCCCTACGTCTAGCTTCTTCGACTACTTGTTGTGACATTTCTGATCTTCTTCCCGATATCCGTGCTCTGATCACTGCTTCTCGTTGTCTTAACAATTTGCTGTATTCAAAGTTTTCTATATCTTGATCAACTTCAATCCTAACGTATTCTCTATCTCTGAACTTTCTTGTTTTATCCTTCTTTCGTTTCTCTTTTATTGAAACCCTAACTCGTGCTTCTTGACACTCTTTTGACAAACAAGTTATCTGATCACTTTTTTTCGGAATAAATTTCTTCTTACATATCTTGCAAGTTTCTTTTTTCGCCGTTCTTTCTTTCGCTAAGCTTTGTTTCTTTTTCTTCGCTACTTGAATCTCATTTTGTTTTTTTGCATTTACCGCTTTACATTCATCACTACAAACTTTTCTGTGTCTGTATGATGGCTCAAAGTCTTTTCCACACGCTGAACATATCATATTTCTCTCCGATTATGCTGATGGTACCGTTGGCATTTCTGGTGTTGGATGTTCTTTATCCTTCACTACCAACATTGCATATCCCGCAATATCAACCCAGTCATCAATATTGAATTCACCGTTAACTGCTCTTGCCATTTTGTGAATAATCATAGATATTGATTCTTTTTCCACATCTGACAATCTCGATGGAGTAAAGTGTATTGCACGTTTCATTTCTTGTGCAATCTTTGCCGTATCTGCGAAATCACCGTAGCTTTCTCGCTCTTTAAGTGTTTGTTCTAAGATCATTTTTTACCTTTATCTTTTAGCTCCACTTGTCTTTTTCCAAGCCTCGCATTGTTTTGACCAATTCACCTTTGGCATCCTCATCGATTCTCATTTCAAGTTCTTCTTGATGCTGGATTCGTTCCCAGTCAACTCGAGCTTGATTCACTGTATCTACAATGTAGTCTCCGATTTTCTTCCAAATTGTTGGTTTCCGTTCTTTGAGATAGTTTTCCGAATAAATTCTTCTCACTGCTACACCTACTGATCTCCCAGTAAGTGAATTGAAAACTCTACCATCTTTCAGATAGAAGAATCCTTCTGCGTAAGCTATCCCTGTATCTGTCAGGTACATCATTTTCTCATTCTCCTCGTTTATCTTCTTAGGTTAAGTAATGCAATATCAATGCTTTTGATAAGTCTTGAAATATGTTTTTTATCTTCAACATATTTGATTACTCGCTCAAGTACTATCGCTACATTTCCTCTATGATTTACCGGAACTTCATCTCCCAGTACCTCTTTGATGATACCCATATACATTTTAGTCAATCCAAGTAGTTACGCAGTTTCTTCCATCTGCATCACAAGTTGTAATTGCCGTTCCTGCACTCGCCATTGCACTCATTAGTGCCAGAATAATCAACATTTTTTTCATCTTATCTCCGTATTTTAATTTATGGGCAGAATATCTGTAGAGTCATAATCGCTCATTTTATTCTCCCTCGTTTCCGTATTTCTTTTCGTATCTTTTTATTGCAATCTCGATATTAGGAGCATAAATCAGTTCACCGTTTATTCGGTAACGATTGTTGCCCAACTCTTCTACATCAAGTTCCAAAGCCACACTTTGAAATTTGTATACCAAACATCAATATAGAATGATGTCAGTATAGCCGTGAGGATCATTAGACCCAAAAGAACGTTTGTCAGTACGTCCTTCATCTTAGAGTCCGAAGAGACTTCGCTTCTCTTGCTTCTCGCCAATGTAATCCAGAATTACCTGCTTGTGTGCATCGATAAGTGCATCAGCAACTTCCTGCTGTGTTTTACCTTCGACTCCGAGAAAACTCACGAATCTGCTTGCAACTTTGAAGTCTGCGTTTGCTCTTTCTCTTGCGATTTGGAGAACCATTTCGTCGAGAGTTCTGTACTTCTGACCGTTGTGAACCAATTCTGTATAGTCCGTACGAGGTCCGTTGTTACTTTGAGTTTGATTTTGAGTTGTCTTTGTTCCATATACTGCCATTTTAAATCCTTTATAATGGTAATTGTTCCAGATCTTACGATCACATCTTTAGTTCCTCTGTACACACCGTGATGTACACAAGGGAGATAAATTTTCTCAATTAACCCGTCGGAGACTTAACATTGCAGATTAGAAACTATTCTTGGTGTAGCGTCAGCAACACCAGTAAGCAACTATCAACAATCTTTGACTTGAAAACCTTTATGAAATTAGTTGGCCGTCAGGTTCGAAGCTAGTAATTATTCTAAAGTTACTGACTCTATTTTTCAATAAAATACAACTTCGTTGTTTCAGTTTAACAAAAAAAATGTAACCCGAAGGCTACATAATTTTTATCCTGCATTGAATGACGCAAGAATGACGCATTAAGTATCTTAACCCAGAAAGTACATTGAATTCATAATGTCCTCACGAGTTAAATCTCCGGTCTTTTGAATACCGATCTTTGTGTTTCCGATTTGAGTCAAGATGTTATTTAACAAGTCTTGCTCTAAAATTTCCAAGAAGATATTCCTATAAGTTTCTCTCATAAAATCACAATCTTCTGGCAAGCACGCAAATGCATCGTGAATTGTAGTTATGAACTTTCCTTCTTCATTCATACGACGAATAAGCTCTCTTGCTACATAACCATCAACACTGTGAATGACGTTTGGTGCCATTCCTGCATT